TAATGAGTTTATAAAAAATAACTTGAAGGTAACAAACCTTGCAGAGAATAATGACCCCTTGATGAAACATATGATGACTTCCTCGAGGTTGCCACATATAGTTTGTACCGATGGATTTTCGATGTCGGTACAGGTGGGGTACAGTCTTTACTCTACTCCAAAGAAAGTAGCCAAAAGGTATTCTGCTGTTGAAATAGGATACCCCTCTGACCACGAACCTTTGATAGAGGAGTACGCAGAATGTTACACTTTTGAAGAGTTAGATATAGACTTTACGGATACAATTTATCCTTATGTTCCTGTGAGAATAGTGGACAAGGTTCTGAAGAAACATGGCGGAATAGACATGACAGAAACATTGCGGAGGGCTGCATGAAGATAGACTACAGTATAAGATCTAAAGATAAATGGATGATGATTGGGGGTTGGATACTCTCATTTTTAACAATAGCGGCTGGGGCATCTTTTGTTTGGCCGCATATTCATTCGGATTTGTTAGGAATTGTATTAATTTATGTTGGGGTTAGGATTTTTAATTTCTCAACCTTTGATGAATATAAAGAAAAACGAATGAAATTATTACTTAAACTATGGAATTAATATGTATGATAGATTTGATTTAGAAGAAGAAATTCACAAGGTATGGGCTACTGAAGAAGATTTGGATACCATACTCTATAGAATAATAGATGCTCCTGAAGAGCATCCATCAGAAGATGAAATAACAAATATGCTCATGGGACTCAAGGAGATTCATAACAGTAGATGTATAAAACTTTGGGATGTTTTTGAGTCTATGGTTAAGGATAAGTGTTTTAAGTCTGATGAACAAAATAGATTTTTAGATAAAGATATTCCCCTTGATTATAGGGGCATACCCTTGACTGATTATGAAGATGCTTACTATGAGGATCAAGATGCCAGACAAGGAAAATTATGGATAGATATATAAAAAATATGTGGGAGTGTTCTGTGACCAGAACATCAGTTGAGTAAACGACAGCTTGTAGGTGGGGCGGAGGTAGACCGCAATCCTGTTTGTACGAGTGCTCTACTCTGGTGAAATTTAAAGTGTTATGTGGGGAGCCAAAGGTATGCGCCACAGGTCGAAGCATAACTTAGTGGGAGTCTAGGTGAGTTCGTTTGTACGCTTATGGCGGAGAGGTGACTTAGAATTTTGCACATCCAGAGCTCTACTCAACGTACCCACATTTGCGAGTATGGTATAATGGTATTACCTCAGATTTCCAATCTGATGACTTCAGTTCGATTCTGAATACTCGCTCCAATATACAAGGAGAATATTATGAGTTTTACACAAGAAGAATCTAATGAGGTTGAAATTTGTGTGAGTTGTGGAGCACCAACCTCTTACAAAAAAAGTGATGATGTCACTTTTAGATATGGTTACATAGAAGGAGCAGGACAACTTTGTTTCAAGTGTAGTCAAACAAGAAAAATGCATAAAACAGGAAGTTATGGATAAAGCAGTAAGAACATACATTTCGGTACTCAAGGCTGAAATAGAACATTTGAAATCAAAACTTGAACCACATGATACAGGACATATTCATACTACTATTTCCACTTTACAACATCGTGTTAGAGAGTTAGAAAGTAAGAGTTAGTGGCGACAAGATCAGTATATAAAATCATTCGGAGGTGGAGGCCGAAAAACCAGAAAAGAACCTCTATAGGTAAATCTAGAAATACCAGACCAACAAATAAACATAAAATAAAGGGTTGGAAAAAATATAGAGGACAAGGAAAATGAAAGACACTACAAAGATGTTGGAGGATGATCCATATTTGGATTCCTACCTAGATGCGCCTTGGGCAAAGGCTCCTAAAGCATATCAAAATATAGTACATGAAGATGAAAACGTAATAGTATATAAAGACGGATTTCCAGTAACAGAAGGACATTTATTGTTTGTTCCAAAGAAAAAACTACGAAGAGAAGATATTACAATTTGTTTTGAATATGCATACAAATGGGGTATAGAGGGTATAATGGATTACAAATGGGAAGCATTTAACATAGGTATCAACAATGGAGTTGCAGCTGGGCAATCAGTAATGTGGCCCCATGTACATTTGATTCCACGAAGAAAAGGTGATACACCAAATCCAAAAGGTGGAGTAAGACACGTAATACCATTGAAAGGAGATTATAATGAGTAATTACATGAAAGAACTTGCAAAGGCTGCAGGGAATGAATATGGAAGTTTGGTTGATGATGGAATTTTCGGGGGTGATGTAACACAATGGATCGATACAGGTTCTTATGTGTTTAATGCACTTTTGTCTGGTTCGATTTATGGTGGACTTCCTGCAAACAAGATTACTGCACTTGCAGGAGAATCTGCTACAGGAAAGACATTTTTTACACTTGGATTGATTAAACATTTTCTTGATTCAAATTCAGATGCAGGGGTGTTCTTTTTTGAATCGGAATCTGCATTGACAAGTGATATGCTGAAAGAAAGAGGAATTGATACATCTAGAGTGTTTCATATTCCAGTTGCAACAGTTGAAGAATTTCGACATCAAGCAGTTAAGATTCTAGAGAAATATGGAGAAACCGATGAATCAGAACGGCCTCCGATGATGATATGTCTGGATTCTTTGGGAATGTTATCTACCACAAAAGAAATGGCAGATGTTTCTGATAATACTGGAAAAAGAGACATGACAAAGGCACAAGTAATCAAGGGTGCATTTCGTGTTTTGACTCTTATGCTTGCAAAAGTTAATATTCCGTTAATTGTAACCAATCATGTTTATGATCAAATTGGTGTGATGTTCCCCACAAAAATTATGGGGGGTGGATCTGCAATGCAATATGCTGCATCTTCAATCGTATTTCTTTCCAAAAGAAAAGAAAAAGATGGAACTGAAGTAATCGGGAATATTATTCATTGTAAGATGCAAAAATCACGATTGACTAAAGAGAACAAAATGGTCGATGTTCTTTTGACATATCGGGATGGATTACATAAGTATCATGGACTATTGGAAATGGCGGAAGCCGCAGGAATATTTAAGAAAGTATCTACACGATACGAACTTCCAGATGGTTCAAAATTATTTGGAAAACAAATCCTCAAAGATCCAGAGAAATATTTTACAGAGGATATACTGAATCAACTTGACAATTATGCGAAAATAGAGTATACTTATGGTAGAACAAATGAAGATTCCAGCGGAGATGACGCCGGAAGAGATCAAGAAGTATTATAGTAAAGTTCCAGATCCAGATGATAAGGAACGCCTTTGTGTTAGAATAGAAAAAGGCCCATTTGCTGGAATTGATGTTGCATTTGGTCGATTTCAAATGGCGGACAAAGATAATGATGATGGTACTTCTAAGGTCAGGTTTGAATATGACATGATTAAAATTCCACCCGATTTGAAGGATAAGGAATTTTCAGATGAAATGGGAGATGTATTTGAATCTCTCTTAGGACAAATTTATATTCATGTCCTTAACAAAGAATTAGAGAAACAAAAAGAGGAAAGTGAGGATGGAAAGACTAGAAGGTACGATTTTGCGAAACCTGTTATATAATGAAGAGTATGCGAGAAAAACACTTCCATTCTTCAAAGATGAATATTTTACTCAATTTTCAGATAGGGTTGTTTTTCAGGAAATAAAGAAATATTTCAACAAATATTCCAATCCGCCAACAAAAGAAGCGGTTATCATAGAATTGGGGGAACGGAATGATCTCACAGATGAAAATTTTCAATCAACAACAGAACTATTAAAAGAAACAGAAGAAGGTCATGAGAAGAACGAAAAGGAAGATATATCATGGTTATTGGAGCGAAGCGAAAAGTTCTGCCAAGACAAGGCCCTATATAACGCAATCACAGATTCGATTGGGATTTTTGATGAGACTAAAGAATCAAATTTTACAAAAAGTGCTATCCCTACTATCTTATCTGATGCTCTTTCTGTTAGCTTCGATGTTCATATCGGTCATGATTATCTTGATAATTCTATGGAGCGGTTTGAGTTTTATCGTAGAAAAGAAGAGAAAATACCTTTCGATTTAGAATACTTTAACAAGATTACTGGTGGTGGTCTTCCCCGAAAAACACTTAACATTGCACTTGCTGGAACTGGAATAGGAAAATCCCTGTTTATGTGTCATGTTGCAGCCAATTGTCTTTCTGAAAGTCTAAATGTTCTTTATATAACTCTGGAAATGGCAGAGGAACGAATTGCAGAACGGATTGATGCAAACCTTATGAATGTTACCCTTGATGCACTCAAAGAACTCCCAAAAGAAGTTTATAACAAAAAAATAGATAAACTCAAGAATAAAATCAAGGGAAAATTGATTATTAAAGAGTACCCTACTGCAACTGCATCTGTTAATAACTTTCGTGCGTTGATGAACGAACTGAAGATCAAGAGAGGGTTTATACCAGACATTTTGTTTATGGACTACTTAAACCTTTGTGTTTCAACCAGATACAAGAATAACATTAGTGCAGGATCTTATTTTGTGGTCAAGGCAATTGCAGAAGAATTGCGAGGCCTTGCAGTAGAATGGAATATTCCTGTAGTATCTGCAACTCAACTGAATCGTGCAGGGTTTATGTCAACTGATGTGGGTCTGGAAGATACGAGTGAATCGTTTGGACTTCCTGCAACTGCCGATTT